ATAACTCAACCCAACGTGTAGATAGTCCATCATCCTCAATAAGAGGTTGACCAGAGGCTCTCTGATAGTGAACACAAGTCCAAGCATCGGCTCCATCAGACTCCAGAATCATTAGATCACCAGCTTCGGCTGTGATGTTAGCATCATTCGGAAGCTGAATCTGAGTTGCATGATGTGTGATCGTAGGGGTACTGGCAAACTTTAGTACCATTTGAGTACCAGCAGTCACCGTACCAAACGAAGTGATAGGGCCAGTAGAACCTGTGATCGTTACATAGTTACCATCAGCACCAGAGAGGTCTGTAGTAGCAGCAGAGGCAATATCAGCACTCTCAGCACCTTTAACTAAACCAGTATGAGTCAGAGGGTACGTGAGCGTAGCAGTCAACTGACCCCACACAGCAGCACCAGCAGTCGTATCAGTACAGAAATGTAGAGTACCAGCAGTCTTGTTCCACCAGTATGAACCAATAACGTAATCGCTATCAGCATCATCTGTTACGCCGGGATTGGAGGTACTCACAGTGAATTTACTGTCTACTCGTTTCCATACAGCAGCAGCAGCAGTAGCATCAGCACACATCCACATGCGGAAAGCAGTAGCATTCCACCAATAGGAGCCAACAACGTAACCATCATCAGTGTCATCACCAACACCGGGGTCAACAGTAGCAGCTAGGTTGTGAGTAGTTGCCGTAAGTGAGCCAGTAGTAATAGAACCAGCTACAGATTCATCCCAGTAGTCCTGAAGCTCCTGTTCAATGTATAAATTCTGTAGATAAGAGTCATCAAGATTGTCTTCAGTTACGATAACTCCCGTTTGGAAATCAGTGAGTACAGTCTGAGGAGTAGTCCTACCAACACGTACAGTCACACCGTTAGTAGCAGCCGTAGTTAAGCTAATCTGGGAATCACTAAGGAAACTGAAGGCACTATCGGGTTGTACGGAACCATTGAAGTACACCTTCACATGGTCTCTGTCCAAGAATGGAAAGATTATGTTGTAGGTAGTCTGTGATCCATTGGATACAGTGTCTTCCCAAGTTATAAATGCCATTATAGTTCCTTATTAGGGGTGATTTTCATTGATTTGATCTTGAAGTTCCTGTACATGATAGAGTAGCTGTAGATAGCCATCATCAAGGTCAGACTCTTGGAGGACTGTACCACCATTGTAGTCTGTCTGTACAGTTTGAGGGGTATTCCTCCCCACCCTAACAACAACAGTGTCAGAAGGTGGAGAGGTAAACCGGATTTGTGAGGTACTAATGAATGTGTACAGAGAAGAAGCCTGTACCGTACCGTTAAACTTCACTTCTACATGATCTTCACTTAAGTAATCAAAGATAACATTGAAGTCAGTCTGAACACCGTTAGCGGTGGTGTCTTCCCAAGTTACAAAAGCCATTAGTTTACCTATTAGTTATTGGTTAAGAAATTAAATACAGGTTTGGTTTCAATGTTCTCTTCAGTCTCGTCAGCCTGTTCATCAATTAGGGTTTCAAGGTCAGGAAACTCTTTAACAGTTTTCTTGATAGCTTTAGCTCTAATTGTAGCAAGTTTGTCTTGAATGAACTCTCGCTGCTTCTGACCAAGATTATCTTTACCTAACTGGCGATAACCAGCACCACCTAAGTCAGACTCAAGTTCTTTAGCTTCTTGGCCCCAAGTCTTAGCAAGAAAGGCTCTCCATTCAGGCTTCTCAAGGAATACACCACCGATAGTCTTGACACCATCAGGACCATCTGTTCCAGCTCCCTCAATACGGAGTCTAACAATCTCATTCTCGATCTTGCTTTGGCTACGTTTTGTTTGTTTAATAGGAGCTAAGATAGAGGACATAGTTCTGTAGAGAGTACCTGTGTCCTCAAAGCCATTGTTTCGAACCTTGGGTTTACCAAGCATATCATAAGTCTGACCAAGTTCCTGGGAGAAGTACGGAATACCATTGTACATCTCACGAGTAAGCTCTTGAATCAAACCTTCAGCAGCCGTGTCCCTCTTGTAAGGGTCAAAGGAGTCTCTAACACCACGCCGTAACCCACTATAAAAAGAAGCAGGAGGCATCATGGTAGCAGTTTTCTTCGTAAAGGCTCTGATCTTATCCTCCGACTCCATCATGTCAACGAAGTCAGCGATGCCAGCAAAGTAGTTACGATCTGAAAGATTCTCATAGATAGCATAAGTCAGGGCAGAACCAACTTCATGGTAACGCTCAATAGCCTCTGGTCCCCATACACCCGCATCATCAAGGTTCTGAAGTGACCACATGAGACCTTGCGTAGCTTGTGCAAAGTCAGCAGCAAGCGTGAATGGCATAGCCACTGGGTCCATTCTATTAATTGGTAGATAGCCATTTTCAAGAGCTATAGAATGGTTTCTCCAGCCAGAGTTACGGGCTTTACGGGCCTCTGCTCTGTTCTGAGGATAGGAGCCAGTCAGTCGTCCTGACATACCCCAACCGAAACCAAGTGCCATAATACCTTGACCCATCTTTAGTTTAGCCTTAGCAAGCTGTTGTGTAGCTAAATCACTAAGAGCAGGGTCTAAATCCCGTGCCACTTGTTTAGACAGGCGGTTAATAAGAGGCATACGATGGAAACCAAACTTCATAAGGTTAACAGGAGTCTGGAAGAAGGGAATGTGTCCCTGTACCAATCCTGTTGGGTCCATCTTAATAAACTTATTCATGTGAAACGAAGCACCTTCAGTCAACTGTGTGGTAAAGGTATTATACCGAGCGAAGTCCACAGCAGCCATGTGTGTAGATTCATCCAATCCTTTAGCAACAGCTTCATAGGTACTAGCAAACTCTCTAGCATTACGTCCACCAGCAACCTGATGTGCTTTACGCCATGCAAGTGAATGAATGTGAGCATCGTAGTTAATAGCTTTGAAGAACTCATCACTAGCAAGCAGTAGTCTCTGAGGAATACGGGCAGAAGTACCTACCCCATCAAGGAAGGAACCCCACCAACCAGAAGCATTAAGCTCCTCCGCACTCATAGCATGACGAGCGAGGGACTTGGACTGATTTCTACCAGAACCAAACATGTCGGTCTTAACCATAAAGTCTGAAGGTTCTCCAGTCTTAATAGCTTTAGCTGCAAGTCTGAATGCTCTACCGAGACCTTGTTGTGTACCATGAATCATGGCACGAGTCTCACCTGCTATTACACCCGATGAAATACTCTTAGTACCTAAACTCTCTGCTATCTTACGTTCAGCAAGACTCATAGTATAGGCAGAGATGTTACCAACAATGTTAAGCACATGTGTCGATGGTTTAGAGAGTAGACCATTGATATACATTTCGAGGAGAGCATCTCTGGTAGCAGGAAATTTACCCTTCTTCAGAGCGTTAGCCATAGCCTCAACACCACCGGGACTATCTCTAAGCATTACGAGTCGTTTGGCGAAGGTAGCATTAGCATCCTGTCCACCAAAGGAAGTAATTAAACTGTCAAGCTGGCTCATACGAGCGTTCTCAGCCTTAGCAGTAATCCTCATAGCTTGTAAGGTTCTAGCAATTTCAGTCTTGATACCAGATACCTGCTTCTGTAAGCCCATGTGTCGAACCATAGCCTTACGCATTTCTAACGTAGCTTCCATTCCACCGTTCTGGGCAAGGGTAGCCTTGTTGAAAAGATCGTCAGCAGTCTTCTGGAGCATGTTACGCATAGCCAGAAACTTAGCTTTCATATTATTTGAAACGACATTACGAAACATATCATCAGCTTCGGTAAGGGATATGCCTAAATGTTTAGCCATGTCTCCCACCATCTCGTTTGAAATCTTAGCATCCTTAAGATGAGGAGCTATAACCTCTGAGGTAGTGTTTATGATCTGATCGAAATGTTCACTAGACTCTGTGCGATTTAGATTGATATCAATAAAGTCATCAGCAGCAGCTAGATCACCTTTATTAATACGGTTCATCGCTTGTGTTATCTGCTCTTTGTTAATTTTAACAATAGGAACAGAATCAGAGACTTGTTTGAAGGAACTAGTAACCTTATAATCACTGGTTTCCTTAAGAACCTTCTTACCGTTCTCCATCTTAAAGTGTATCTCTTGTGCCACACGTTGAGCCTTTAGGCCATCTTTAGCCAACCCACGTCTAGCAGCTTCGTTCATTACTTCTTCTTTGGCAGCATCTTTAGCAGCAGCCTTCTCACCCTCACTGAGTTTACCAACGGGGGCTTTAGTAGCGTCATCAGTAGCACCACTGAATGCAGTTTCTCCCGGCTTAGGAGTGGTAGCCTCTTGAACAGCTTTGACAGGTTTAGATTGAGCAATAGTCTCAGCAGTAGCCTTGTAGGACTTACTGCCTCGTACCTTGTTAATCATTTGTGAAAGTTGTTTAGCTCCAGTCTTGATAGCAGCAGCAGAAAACTTAATACCTAAGTCAGCAAAGACACCTATGAACATACCCTCAACACCATTTCTAAAGCGATTCTCAGCTTCAGTGTTGCCGGGGCTTGTACCAAGGTATTCTTCCAGTAACTCTTGTCCCTTCCCTCGTCCAAAGACTTTGGGAATGATGTTACTTATATTAGGGTCATCAGGATCACGTACTACGAAATCAGTAGCGAAGCCAGCAGCAGAAGCGTTAAGCAACTGTACGGCTTTAGGAAACTGTTTCAGTCCTTGAGCAAAGAAAGATGCTCCTTTAGTAACCTTATTGGCAAGAGCAAGATTGTTAACAAACAAGGGCATGAATTGGGCAGCACCACTAATAAACTGGCCTGTGACAGTTGTAGGAGGAGGAAGCTCATCTACGATGTTGTCCGTGAAGTCTACACCAGCGACATCTTTAGTGGTGAACTTACCACCACGAAGCCATTCATCAACATCTCTGAGGACACCTTCATCCCCAAGCTTATCATTGAA